TGCAGAAAGACTGTATCATAGTCGTTCGTGTTGTTCCCGACCGTGAATAATACGGTACGTGGGTGCATCTGCCGTACGTCTATTGGCTCACTGAGCTGATAGACTGTGGTATCTATAACCCCGTCGTTGTTTTTTGAATATCGCACTTTTAGCCGCAGATACCAGACGCCTCGTGATATCTGCGGGTAATCGGCCATGCTGATATTGAAGTGGTAGGTAGACAACATCCGGGAGATGCCGTCAACGATCCATGTATTATTTGTCAGTAATACGGCTGAGCTATAAGCCCATGAATGGTAAACGGTCTCCGTATCGTCGATCAGCTGCAATTCAACAGCAAGACCGTTTATTGTCGATATATGAAACTGTAGGTCTATAATGTCGCTTATCTGGGCGGGGTAGTAGTAATCCTGTTTGAATACTCCCGGCAACAGCGCGGTAATGTGGTGGGCATCGCCTTCGTGAATAGTGTGAAAAGCATCGCTCTGCACCAATTCCCTCGGTACGAAACGCACTGTATTGAGCGGACTTTTTTCTATGACAACTGTTGCCGGCATGAAGTGTTACAAAGGTCTTTCGCGCGCGCGATGATGATGGTTTGCGTATTGGTACGGTTATGTATAAAACTGTGTTTCGTCGAAGTCCGGCGTTGCCCATCCGGTCCATTCCTGCTCTGCGCTTTTGCCGGGTTTGTAGCTGACGTCGGTAGCGAATATTTTTATCGTCTTCCCGAAATAGGTTGCCGTGAAATAGCCAAAAGCCGCACTATCCATGAGACTGCCGAGATTAAGCGGTGGCGGTGCTTTGAATGTGATTTTTATCGGCTTAAAAATGATATTGTCAAGACTTCCGACAGAGACCGAAGCCGACTCGTTCACTGTCCCGCTCCCGAGATTGGATATCAAAAACTTGTTTCTATCAGAGGTCTGAAAATCGATATTAAGCGAATCACGTTTCCACCCTATGCTATGTATATACCCACCTAAGCGCTTAAGGTCTCTGGCTGGTGTCAGCGGTACATTATAGGCGTACGCCGGCGACAATATGCCCGATGTATTGCCGGAGTTATTCTGACGCCGCAGGCGGAATGCACCTGTTACGGATTGTCCACCGACCGTACCGGTAAATGTGGTCGTATCTATCTCCAGCAGTACGGTGTCATTGTCATTTTGGCTATCTGTGGTTTTTTTCTGACTGAGGTTTGCGCGCAGTTGCTCTATGGGGTACATATCGCCGACAAAGGGGCTGGAAAAGTCTTCCTCCTTAGCTGGCATTTTGGTCATAGGCATCTTCCATACCGATGTAGTGTTGAAAGCGTCCTTGCCATTCAATTTATTGGTATCCTGCTTGGAAAAACCCGTCTTGAATTGATTGAACATGGCTCCGGAAGCCGTTTCTATTTTCAGGTCGGTAACTTCCCCGAGATCAGCAATAAGCGTAGCGCTGTCAAAAAAGAAAGTCAATGGTTCGATGCGGAGCACGTCGTTGACAGGGCCCATACCCAGACAATATCTTCCGAACAGATCGCGGAAATAGTCACGCAGCGTAATGCGTATTACCGGGTCTACAATCCGCGTTTGAGTGGCGTCTGTATTTAATCGCCGGACGGCATCGCCGGAGGTGTAGACAAGATTATAGGGACGTGAATCCACGACATTTACCGACAGAAATGGATCGTATAGGAAATCGCTGTGGACGGTAAATGCTCCGCCTGTGAACGCATTTGTCAGCTTGTCGGCTACCTGATAGGCGCGAAAACCTTCCGTAATCGTAGCGTCCAATCTGAATTTTATCAGGACGTCAAATTTCTGCTGACCGAAGAAGACAAAATCAGCTTTCGGAGTACCGGAAATCGGTGTAACTGGCACCAACCGAAACAGGTAGTAAAGCCTGTCGTCCGGGTTTAGCGTCAACGTTGCACCTGTCCACCCCGACGCAGAACTGCTTATAATGAGCCTTCTATTTTGCCCGGCATTCAGCGGAACACCGGGGTCCGAATAGATAGTGACGTCCTGGGATATCGCACCAGTAACGGAGTCCGCTACTACAGCATGCAATTCAAGGCTGACCGGGCTGCCGTTGGACCCGTTTGCCGTATAATCGATATCATGGAATGGGCGTGGCGTAACCTCAACTGTGTTGTACCAATTTTCATCGCCATTTGGTACCCGGTAACAAAAATTGTTGTGCTGTGCGCTATTGGTGCTCCACGCTGGCGCACCGTTACCCATGAGCATGAGTTGCTGATCATGCTGCTCTCCTATAGTATAGTCTCCGTCTTTATCGATCCCTAAAACCGGAATAGGGAAGAATTGATTCGCGATTACGCCCGGCTGCGTGGAGGAAAATGTAGTGTACAGGTAGTCGGCCTGAAGTTCCGGCCCGTCGTGATACACCTGCAACGCACCAGCCGAGATATTAATTGGCAATTCATAGGGCGTGTTTTCGTTGGATTTGACCAGCGCAGGCAATCCACCCTCTGCAATTGCCACGGTAAAGGTTGAATGCTCGTCCGCCGCACTGTAGAAATCCACCTTGCCCTGATATAGTGGATTGTAGTCCCAGGATTGCCCGTCGCGTTCTTCCAACACAAAAATCAACTCACCCTCCGCGCCTTCGCTATAGTAAACGTGACGGCATATAGTCGCCGCTACGTCATCAAATACAATGCTTGATGATACCGACCGGAATACCCCGAAATACGTCTCTGATCGGCCCCATTTTAATTCTATCTCATCCCAATTGACAGGCTCATAGGGCAACCCGTCCGTGCTTTTCAATGCGTAGTCGTCCGGGTTGATCGGATCGGTGATGGTTTGAACTGCTCCGCTGTTATCAACATAGTAATATGTGCCTTCCGCAGCCTTAAGGAAGCAACGATATTTTAGCGGCGTGCTCATTTGACCATATGCTGATAGTAGGCGGCAAAGCCCTGGTTTATAACTATCGGCTGTTTGGTTTGCAACGCATCAATCCCGTAGGCTATGCGACGCAGATAGCGCTCCATTTCCTTTGTGCTGACTGCCGGCGTTTCCTTGACTGGTTTCAGCACACCTCCAAGGCCGCGCATCGACCGGTACTGCGCCTCCGCTATGTAGTCTTCGACGCTCGGAAATATTCTCGTGCCTTTCGGAAGGTCTACTATGGTACTTGTAGACGGAGTGAGGTAGCTATTGCCGTCCGGTGTTACGGCTACTTCGGTAACGCCTCCATCGCCTACTTCGGCAAGCCCTCCGGGGTGGCCCGCGCCTTTAATACCCTTCTTGTACGATGGGATTGGCGTAGCCGCTGCTCTCGCTACCTGAGCCGCTCCGGCTACTCCAGCCGCTATAGCATTAGCCACCGCCAAATAGTAAGGAGTACCTTTTGAGACTTCCGCCAACGCTCCGACAACGGCAAGCGCCGTCTGCGCAATAATTGTAGCTATGGTAACATACTTCTCAAAAATGGCCTGCCTGCGTTGCCTTTCTATCTTTTCACGCTCTATTTGCTTTTCTTTTTGATCGGCGTCGGCCTTGATGGCAAGTATCTTATTGTTCTTCTCTTGTTCGGAAAGTGTGGCATAGGAAGCCGAGTATTGTACAGCGTCTATCTCGGCCTGGGCACGCTCCTGAATTTTGCTGATCTCTGCATCCAATTCCTTCAGACGCTTTTCATTTGCGGCAGAGTATAGGTCGGAGATTATCTGTTGTGAGCTAATAGCGGCATCCACATAATCCTTCTCTGCCTGCCGCCGTTGATCAAGTACTCTCAGGTATTGTTGCCGCGACTGCTTTTGCCCGGTACCAGCAAAGAACTCCGAAAGCCCTTTCAGGTTTTCTGCGGATTTCTTTAGCGCCTGTTCCGCTTCGCTGCCATACTGTTTTATAATGCCGGTTTGCCACTTGGCGGCATCTTCTATGATCTTAGAGCGCTCTACTTCATATTTTTCTGTGGCATTGACCAATTGGACACCTAGCGCATCCTTAGACAAGAGCAATACCTTTTCTTCATTGGTGCGTTTGTCAACTGATTTTTTCTCAATCTCAGCTATCTTTTCGAGCTTGAGTTGAATAATGGATTGCTCCTTAGCGGACTCCAGTCCCGCCATATTGATCAGGCTCGCCGTATAGTCGTTGTATGCATCTACACGCTTTTGCAGATTATTTGTCTCATCATCTGCAATTGCTTTTTGTGCTTCCGCTGCTATCTGATTCCGCTGTTTCTGCTGATCAAAAAGCGCGGCTGTCAGTTCAGATTCGGCTTTGATTCGTTCGTTAGTGAGGTCCTGCTGCCTTTTGTTCTTTTCATCCTCTTTACCACCAAAGAAGTCGAATTGATTCTTTTTTGAAATCTCAGCCGCTTTCTGAAGAAAGCTATCAGCAATATTCTCTTGCATTTTCTGCGCATCGGCCTGCTGCTTAATTAGATCGGCCTGTCGCTTGGCCTGCGCGGCTCGAATGCGCTGTGTCTCCCGGTCATATTCGGCAGCATTGAAGGTACCGCCGCCAAATACGGCGGAGCCCCCGGCGGAAACGCGACTATCAACTATACTATTCCTGAAGTCATCGAGATTTTTGAGGCGGATTTTCTCGGCTTCGATTGCTTTTTGGGCCGCTTCCTGCAAAGCGATATTTGCCGCTGCCTTGTACAGCGTCATTTTGATGTAGTTGTCGGCCTGATCAATTAATTTCCGATCGACTTCATTTAGGGTTTTTACCTGCCCGATGGTTTCGCCGACCGTATCATTGTAGTGTTTGACTACTTTGTCTTTATCCAAAAATCCCTCTTTTGCAAGCTGGACTTCTGCCCGCAATTCGGCGATATTGGTAACGGCGCTTTTGTATTCGTTGCTCTCAAGCCCCTTGTTGAAGGCATTAAGCGTTTCTTTAGCCTTGGTTAAAGCGGCATTCATAGTCGTAAGGCCGCGCACATAATCAAAAAGTCCGACAATGGCTTGCTGGCCTATATCCAGGATGCCGCTGATGCCAATACCCGGAAGTATATAGGCAGCCTGACGAATAACGCTCCACAGTTTGTTGAGTGCTCCGGAGTAGTTGCCGACATTCCTTTGATTCTGGCCTACAGCACCATCTATTTCTTTGAGCTTGTCGCTCATTTCTTTCGCCGCAGCAGAAGCAATCTTAAACTGAGGGCTTGTAGTGCCCAGAGAGGCGCCTATTGCTTTAGCATTGGCCGCAGCTTCTCTATATTGCTTGTTGAGGGACTTATAGGCGTCTTCAGTGTCTTTGGTAGCCCGCATTTGCGCTTTTTGCGCTGCCGCGTCTTCCTGATATCGCTTGATGCGTGCTGCCGAGGCTTCTTTTTCGGCCTTTTCCGCCAGAATTAGATTTTGAAAGAACTCCTTGGAATGGCCGTTATGTTTGGCCATGATCTGGTTAACCAATTCTACGGAATCGCCATAGACTTTCATGGTTTTTGCCGAATCACTTTGCACCGTAGATAGCTTCTCCGCATTCTGTACAGCTGATTGCAGGGAAGCGCCGACCGGGGCACTGGTCATGGAGGCGGCTACTTTCTGATATCCAATCAGTTTTTCGGTCGCTAATTCCACGACCTCAACTACCTTCATAGCATCAGCCAGGGCATTAGGCCCGAGCAGCTCAACAAGGCTTTGTTCGTATGATGCGGCCATTATTCCTCAAGTGGTTTTGGTGCAGGTTTTCCCCTGCGACGCAGACGATTCAGCAGCACCGCGAATTGACGGACATTCAATTCCGACATTTTATATACCGTCCCCTCTGATTGGTTGATCGTAAAAAGCAGGTCGTCATATTGCTGCTCCGTAACTCGTCCGTTATTCCCCTGTATCCCTTCCTCTTTTCTGGATACTTTAGATTCCAGCGCCTGTAGCTCAATTTCATCGGCGGACAGCTCTACCAATATCCGGTCCAGTGCCGCACCAAAGCCAACGTGATCGGGATCCAATTCCTCATACCCAAACTCGTCGGATAAGACCTTGATGAAGTGGGGCAGTGGAAGAACCCGGCATACGTCAACCGCCATCCTATACATCATGAGCCTTGCCTTCAGCTCGTTAATACGGTGCAGGCTTTCAGTATAGGCGTTGCTGTCTGAATCGTCCACTATTTCGGTCCATGCGCTGTTGATTGCCAGCCATGCATCGCGTAGTTCATCAGCCAATGACTCGGATATCTCAAAAGAAGATTCATCTATCAGCAGGTGCCGCAGATCACCCGTAACCGTTACAAGGATGTAACGGGTCATTGGCATATTGCTATCGTGATAGTATGCTTTCATTCTACTAAGGCACCTGTTCGATTTGATATCTGATCAACCAGATTCGGCTGCAGGATGGTCTTTCGGACTACCCCGACGTTTTCAGGCAGGAGTTTAAAAACGCCTTCGCCGTAGCCGAGCCTGCTCCCTTTTACCAACCAATCCGTTTTTCGGTCTGTGGATGTAATGACCATGTTGCCGCTACTCACCTGAACCGCTATGCCGCGGTAGAAATCGCCTTTCAGCTTCAGGTCGGGCACACCATATCCCGGCGCCGGATTCATGCCATACTTCTTCCGTGCGTAGCTCTTGGACTGATATTGTGGTGTGAGTTGGTGCCCGTAGCCGTCTTCGCCGTGCTCATAAAGCTGTGCGCGGATCAGGTCGTCCACCTTTTCTCCGTTCTCCACCACGATATCGCCGGCCATCTGCTGCAGGTCGGCAACGACCGTACGCCACTTATTCAGCCGATCAAACAAAGTATCCGGCATAAGAAGGGAATAAGACCAGCCTTACGGGGCTGGCCTGTTATTACTTCTGCTGATTATCCTTGTCCTTTTCGGACTTGGATGTCTTGGCAGGTTCAGTGGCCTTTTCCGGTTCGGCGGGCTTAGCATTGGCTTCCTCCCATACTTGCTTGAGCAAGCGCTCCCGGTCTTCCGGTGCCGAATGCTCGAAGTAGCCGGCCGTATCCGCTTCCGTTTTGAAGGCGTCGTATGTCTTGAACTTCGTTACCTCATCGGCTACAAAGCCGTGATTGGCTACTATAATCGTCTTCATGGATTATGGAATAGTTACGGTGAAGTGTACCGGTGTTTCGAAGTACTTGAGACCCTGCGCTGCGAGGTTCGCAATGCTGTCAAAGTAGATTTCCAGCACCTGGCCTGTGGTCGGGAAATTGGTGGAAGCGAACGTGATGGAGAAATAGTACTGGCCTGCGGCGTTCGTGGTTACTGCCACGGTGGACGTAGTAAGCGCTGTGCCGGCCGTCTTATTCTTGCCGACAATCAACGACGGATTGGCGACGAACACTGCCGACATCGTGGATCGCTCGGCAATATTGGTTCCGATCTCGCCCCCCTCCATGATGGCTGCAAGGCCAATCGTGCGGGTGGAAAGCGCCGACAATTGTGTGAGCTTTACATCGGTCACATTCTTGATCTCTGTCCATGTCTTGAAGCCTGCGGCAATTACCATCAGGTTACCGTTGTTGAACTCCGTGGAATCAGCGAATGAAATGAACATCCCCTGCTTGGCTCCCTCACCGGCATCGAGCTTCACATTGCGCGCCTGCATCTCCTGGATGCTGAAGCCACCGAAAACGACATTGTCGGATCCGTCATTGCGCTTGGTACCGATAATGTTCAGCCCCTCATCGAGCAGAAAGCACCAGAATTCATCAGCACGGCCATTATACTTCTGACGTGTCATCTGCTTGGCGAGGTCATTGTCGCCGAACATGAACGAGAAAGCATATTGGCCGGGGTAGACTTCGTTTTCCTGCCCATAGGTATAGCTGAGGGTCTTCGGGTCCGTGCTCTTGTCTTCCGTTTCCTGAATGGTACCGATCACTTGGTTACGGGCGTAGGGGTCAGCGGCGATATTTGCTGCCTGCAGTGTAGCCCGGAGCGTAGATAGTTGTGTGGGCGTATAATACGTATCCACCGGCGTCATGAGAAGGGCTTTGATGCGCTTCCACTTAATGGGGGTGCCTTGCGCGCCCTGATTGACAGACGCTGCATTACGCACCAGTTCGTAGACGTAGGTATTGTTTGCCATGATCTATTTGTTGATTTTTTGTTTTGTTGTCTGTTATTCGTAGTCGTTGGCGCGTATAGGACTGTCCCATAGCAGGTCGCCCTCAATAGCAAATACGTGGTACGGATGAACGTCGTGGCTTTTGGATCCGTCCTGCTGGACGCCGGCCCTGCTGATGGTGTATTCGGCAAAGACCTTTGGAACGGTGGTAATCACCGACGTGACGGTAAATCCGTGACAGTTATCTCCGATTGCCGCCTGTACCGCATCCCTTGCTTCGGCATCCGGCCGGGTTTCGTTCCCTGAGTAAATCCGTCCGAGGTCAACCATGAAGATTAGCCTCACCTGGTATTTGTTGTAAAAACCGTCCGCCTTGTAGATATCGTTTACAGCGAAAAAGGAGGATACCGCGTATTTGTCGTCGAGCAGTACCGGTTCGTAGTCGCCGCCCGCACCACCGACGAATGCCTCGGGCAGATATCCGCCTTTGGGTTGCGCCTTCTTATATACCCGCCCGAAACACTGCCAGTCGCTATCCTGAAGCTGCCACTTACAGAGAAGTTCATCATAAACCTCCTGCTGAATTAGCTGTATGGGGATATCAATGCCGTTCACGGGAAACTTGAGGTATATCACTGTTAGCAATCATTGAGGCAGTCTACTATGGCGCTTGTAAGGGTCGCTTTGGGAAAGAAATTGGCATTGATACGCTTGAGCTCCCGCGTGATCTGGCTTTTCAGCCCGGCGACATAAGGCATTTCCTGAGTTGGAAAGGCCGTATTCATGTCGGCCAGCAATTGCCCCACCTGATCGGCAGTCTTCATCTCCGTATTGTTGGAGCGTAGGCTATTGACAGCCGTACCCAATACCCGGAGTGCCATTACTAACCCGCGGACCTCATCAAAGAGGTGGGCATTGCGGACGATGGTTTCGGTATAATCCCGGCAGGAAGCGATTTGCAGGTTCAATCCATAGCTGTGTTGCGTCTGTACCGGCTGCGTGCGGTCGAAATCCGCAGCGCCGGTTTGGGTCGCTTCAATGGCAACGGCGCCAAATATCTTCGTATCGGTCGCACACTGATAAGTATCATCCAGCGCTTTTGCGGGACTGATATCATCCTGGAAATATCCGATGTAGAAAGTGCCGCCCTTATTAGATGCGCTGAGATTGGTTATCTGCCAATCCAGCGTAACGAGTGTTTGATCATTAGCTACGGTGGTTACACTTTTGGTCTGCAAGGGCGACGCCTTCATATCATTGAACAGATATAGATTGAACGTAGCTGCCTCATCGAAGTACAGCGATGCGCTAAGGGCGTATGCTGAGTAATCGCCGGGCGCTACGGTAATCTGATATCCTACAAATCGGCCTGTATTGGTAAGCGGTATTGCCCTGTTTTCAGGATAGCCACGCTCGTAAATCAGGCAGTTGTCAATGAGTTGAGGGCGATTGAAAACGGCGTTGATACATCGCATGATCACTTCATCATCCCACTGCTGAAGCAGTGTGTTGAATTCGCTCTCCGATATTTCCTTGTCTTCCTGCACCTCGTAGAGCCGGGAGATTCCGGCTGCCTCATGGAACCCCTCGCCATAATACCGTCCGGATGTCGCTGTTGTATTCGCGGTGGTCAATGTAGGTACACCCCCACGGGTAGGCTGACGCCACCCAAGTCTGCCACGCATAGCAGCGAGCACCCGGTCGGTATTGATAGCGTTGGAAAGCACGGCAGCGGCTTAGTAGTTGACGAACTTGTACCTGTATCGCGCGCCCACGACCTCCGTGCCAGAGCCGGTGCAGAGCACCTTGATATAAGGCGGAAGCGGTGCCGTAACGATGAAGAAAGCGGCCTGCGAAGCGGTGTTGGTGATGGTATAGGCGGAGCCGATCGTCGTGTACTTGGAGCCGTCGAGCGACCCCTGAACGACAACGGATCCCGCGCCGGTGCCGGATACCTTGGTGAGATTCACTTGGACGGTCACGCCGGCATAGTTGCCGGTTGCGGCGAACGTCTTAAAGACGGTGCCGGCATCTACAATAGTATCGCCAGCGGCAAGGGGCATCAGTACTGCGGTCTGCGCCTGAGTGGTTGTTGCGATCATCCCGAAGGCAGCAACCAGAAGAAATATGAGCTTTTTCATTGTCTCTTTATTCTGTTTTTTAGGTTGTGACGTTTGGGATTAGAGCAGCTGTCCGAGTTCGAAAACCACGCTTTCGCTGCTTGAGCCGGAGATCGGGGACAGGATGTTGGCGATATCCACCGACAATTCGAACTCAAGAACAACGTCCTGCGTGTCACCGTTCGAGCCCGAAGCGTCGGCACGTGCTGCGTAGCCATGCAGAGCATAGGTAAGCGGGAGCCCTGTAGGGTCGGCAATAGAACCGAAGCCGCCTGTATAGCTGTTGAAGTCGCCATAGCCTTCGCGGTTCTGTTTGGGAATCCACGGCAGCATGCCGAAGGAGCCTGCAGGCATAATGAAGGCGCAGCCACCAGCATAGTCCGAATCGCTCAGATCGGTGCTCTCGGCGATATTGACGCCGGAGAACTGGAATCCGGTATTGGTGCCGTTGGATGATCCCTGATTGGCGAAAAACTCCGCATCGACGTGCGTCAGCGGATCGGTGATCATATCGTACATGCCACGGTACTTGTTCTGCACCATCATCGCCTTTGCGATCTGAACGAAGCGCTGCTTGTAGCTCGCGTCGATTTCATAAGCATATGTGGTGCTGTTCCACGTGCCATTGACGGTACCGGCGTTTACCTGTGAACGCTGAGCCATGAGATAGGCGATTTCAGCCGTTTCGATATCTGTCTGGATGTTCAGGATGGCATTCTCGATCTGTTGAGCAAGCGTTTGGTTGAAGCCGAACATGTTATTATCCATCTGCTTCAGGCTTATGCTGAACTTGTCAGCAAAACTTGTCCAGCTCAACGCAACAGCGATTGAATCACCGCGGCTGCCGCTGTGGTTGTAGGTGCGGCTTGATGTGGTGGCCCGGACGGAGCGCTTAAGGATGTAAGCTGATACAGCGCGATCTTCGCGTGTGCGCAATACCTGCGCTGTGGGAATGAGCACATCAGAGTTCTGAAGTGCGAGGCGGACGGCGGGCAGTGCTTTTTGCCGCATCTCCGCTTGGTTAAACTTATCGGCAAGCAGCGCTTGTGCTGCTACCAGATTGCTCGGTGAGAAATTGGACATTGGAAAGGTCTTGGTAAAAACCCTTCGGCTGTATCCTGCCGGAAATTCCTGCGGCTATATCTTGCCGCTATGTCACTTGTGGGCTGTATCCCGCCCGGTAGAAGCGCTAAGAATGCGCTATGGAACCAAAATTATTGACCATAGTTTACGTAGGGAAATTACGAATTGGTACGGTGTAGATTTATGCTGCACATACGCATAAAAAACCCACTCTAATGAGTGGGCTGCCTCTTTCTAAAACTAGGGCGAGGCTCCTATATCTTAAATGCCTTATGCAGGTTGCAACTGAGGTAGCGCTACATCTAGCTCACACCCGCACATAGCATGAATAATGTTCTGTAGACGGTGCAGATACATTTCCGAATAGTTGCTTATTGGGGTCATCTCAACGCTGAGTGTGTCTACAGAATACCAAATATTGGCAGGATGCTTTCTTTTGATAGCGAATAGAGTCTCGCCGAATCGAATAGTCTTCCAATCATGCAACTCTGTTTCAGTATTCTCCTTCATTTCAGCGAACCATATCCCGCCTGCTGCATCATCATCCCATACTTGAGTACCATTGCATGCCTCTAGTATTTCGGGCGTGAGGGGTATGGGACTAAAAATAGAAGGATTATTTAAAATATCTCCAATGTTATCAGAATTCACTTGAATGATTCCTGAGTTTTTTAGTTCAACGTAATTCCCAATTCGAAATTCTACCGGATCAATCATTGTCATTGTTTGATAGTTGATCAACAATAGAGTCAAATTCGCACTCGACCTTTTGATGAGCATTTGGAATACTCAAGGGCAAATCTACGCCGCCATATCAAATGATGGATTGTCTTTCTTCAGCCCGTTTACATACGCTGAATACTCGGCTGTATTGGCGTTCTTGCCTTGGCTTTCCCAAGCCTTTTGCGCCTCGGAAATAGTAGTTGGCGCCCCGGTACTCGCATGGCTGCTGCTGCCTCCACGTCCTTGTCTGCCCTGTTCTTCGCCCTTCGCTTCCCACTTGTTTTCCTTGAATATTTGTCCGAAGGCGTCTTTAGGAGCAAGCGGAGTTTGGAGCTTGGGGTCAGTCAATATTTCACCGCCTTTTTTCACCACTACCGCACCGCTGTCGGTGGCTTCCCAGGAATAGCCCCTGCGTTCCAATAGCGGTAGCAGGTCTTCTTTTGGCAGGCCCAAACCATTGTCCGGCATATCGGCCAGTACTTTGGAAGTAAGGCGGATCTGATTGATACTGCCTTCCAGTTGTGCAGCCCTTGCTTCTTGGTCCTTTACCGATTGGCGCAGCTTCTCAATGGTCTTCTCATGCTCTGCGGGCTTGATATTCGCATCTGCAATGACCTTCGCTTTGAAAGCATCGAGAAAAGCGGTGCCGTCCTTGCCGTCAAACTCAAGGCCGAGGGCTGTCTTCTGACCTTTGATGAACATCTCTACTCCGGCTTCCTTGCCTTCGTTGTACTTCTTGTTACCGGTAGCTGTGTCGCGGGTTGCGAGTTCTGCGGCGGTGAAGGTTTGTACCTCCGGAATTTCCAATGCCGTTTCAGCCTCTGCGGTGATTGCAGTAGTCAATGCTCCCGGCTTAAGCTTCAGAAGGCTTTCTATTTGTGTGATCGTATCTTTTGAAAGTGCCATGAACTATTTATTTTGGTTAAAGTAGGGGTGTACTGATACTATTCTTCGTCGTCTTTGATTTCCACCTGGACAGAGCGCTCTCCGGCAGGGAAGTAGTAAACGAAATGATTTTGCCGGTTGTCCTTGGGATTGATGCGGCGGTTCAAATCGTCTATGCGATGCTGGTCCATTGGGATGCTGGATCGCAGCACTTTGGTGGATGTAGCGGTGAAAGACAGTGCTTTTCCCTTTTTGTCGCGCTGGACTTCAATGGATACAGAGCACTCGTCAAATAGCTGCTTTGTGGATGTCTGCTCCATTGTTTCGGCGCTGATTGTTTCAGTGCCGCCTTCGGTTTTTCTTGGTCTTGCCATGATTGTTGTTTTTATTGGGTATACGAATGTTTTATGCGGCCACTCTATTAGAGAGCGTAACGGATTCTGGTGTCAGCGGTAATGCGCCTTGCCCTGCTGCGTATTCAGACAACATCGCCTTGAGCGTTGGAATAGGCTTGTTGATGATATCCCCGTCCTGCATCTGCGCCAGCCATTCGGTAAAGAATAGCTTCTCCGCATAGCGCTCCGGAGGAAGTCCCAACGCCTTTACCTGCGATGGAGTAAGATGCACGAACGGTTCTACTTTCATGAGCTTTGTGTACTTCTGAAGCTCGAAACTGTCGCCGGCATATTTCGTGCTATAGTATTCGAGAAGCAGCTCATCAAGTGCGGGGAATGGAGCGCCTGCTACACGGGCGTCGGAATATTTCTTCCAGATCACGTCCGGGCTCTCTATCATATAGCGCCGGCCATAATGCACGTCAGCGCCCTGATAGGTATCGCCGAATAGAAATTGCCCCATCCAGTTCGTTATGCATTCCTCCATTTCCTCCGCCGCGTCTGTGAACTTGGCCAGACGCTCATTGACAGGCTGCGTATCGATGAATTTTCCCGTGGCGGTCTCGTTATCCAGATTAGTAAGTTGTTCCGTTCCCCACAGCGTCTGATACATCAGGGTCTCAAGGTCAGCAAGCGATGTTTTCATGGCTTCCCAACCGTCGATATCCGGAGTTATATAGCCAGCAATGTCGGGGGCCAATACCGGGTCTTCTTTCTCCGGCACCGGTACAAGGACCGTTTCATTTACCTTCCAATCCTTGGCTGTGCCTGTGCCATTGCACACATCACAGTCCTTGCCACCCCTTTTGCCCTCGCCTCGGCATGCGATGCAATCGCGCTGATACTGCCATGCCTTGGGGAAGAAATGATGTTTCTTGAAAATGGAGAAAAAGCTCCCTTCCTGAAGGAATTCATCGGCTATCCCCACTATAGCGTCATCCGGACTAACGTACATGCCCTGTACACTGCTATATAGATCGCTGTTGATTCGCGCGGGGACCCGCATCCAGTAGTTGGGATACGTCTGATTGCTTACCTCGCTTGCGATTGCTCCATCCCAGGCTACTAACCGGTCGAACAGATCGTCTACTACCCGGTAAACGGGCAGGTAATCACGACTGTTTTTCTTTTTGTACGCATCGATTTTGAGGTCAGTCTTAAAAACGACATAGTCAAGGTCCCGTCCCTTTACCTGATAGTCGTAGATATCCATGATCGATTTGTAAGTAGGGTACGCCCGCCCGTTTTCGTCAATCTCCATAAACACGAGGCCCATCGGGTCTCTGATGTAGGCTGGCAGCCATGACGCTTCTATCCAGCGGCGCAAATTGTAGCCATACTCAATATTGGTCATGGCGTCGCGCAATTGCTGCTCCTGGGACTTTGGAAGTTTATAGTAAGCAGAACCGCCGCGGGCATTGAATACCTTGTCTATCGGACGGTGAAGCCTTGTGAACAGGTCCTTATTGGTACGGGCATATTTACGCCGCACGCTTGCTACCTCTTGCTTTTCGAAATAGGGAAGGGTAGCCAAATGCGCTTCCATGCCAATCCCTTCAAGATGCAGGAGCATCTTACGGCTGTAAGCCTGCGCCTTGGTGATAAGTGCGGCGTTGGGCTTGTCCTTCAGGATGCGGGCTATGTCTTGTGTGGTGAGGATCATTTCAGAATAAATTCTAGATCGTGTCCAGTCAAGGTGAAGACACAATTTTGTATTTGATGTACGAATTGCATTGGAACAAAGAAGCAAGTCTGATTATTCCACCAAACTTTGAATTCATTAAGGCTAGACGCACTCCTTTGTAATGAAAACAACCCTTTATTATCTATAGCTATATACCAACACGGATGCTCGGTATCGATGACATTTGAACTAAATCCCATTGAGGACATCGCATCTGCCGTAATCGGGATTCCCGACATATTTCGCGAAAGAAAATCCTCCACAAATTGCGTATACCGCCCATCGGAGCAATGTCCGCCGCCCCTCAGTATGGCTTCCACCCTAACAGGTTTGCCAGTCTTGTCGTTCATAATCCAGTTACCTATTCTCAGGTGCTTCTCGTAGATCATATGGTATAGTATACTGTGAGTATCATGGGTTGAGTTGCGGTAAGAACTATAGCTCCATTTGGCTTAATTACTCGCTCGTAATGCGCCCATAGTTGTTGAATTGGGATAATGGTGTCCCACTTACAATTAGTAGCCCCATACGGCAAATCGCACAATATCATATCTATAGTTCCATCTGGAATGCGCGACATGCCCGTCAGGCAGTCTTCGTTAAAAATCTCATTTAATGCCATTTTTTATTTGTCCTGCCACTTTTCTTGATCGTTAAACACTAGTATATAGTATATATCTCTCATGCCAGTATCAGGTTTTTCTCCTCGCTGATTTCAGCTTCATAGTGATTTGATTGAATAGTTCCGCACGTTAGTTCGTAGAGCATACCGCCATCAGCACACGCCTTTATTCCGGTAATCATACGCGGTAGCTGCTCGCTATCTGTAGCCAAAAAAACGATTTGCTTTAGGTCATATTTGTTCTCGAGAACTATCACTTTAATAGAATCCCCTTTTCTTGCCCGCTTTATACTTTTTGTATTCGGCTTCCAGCAACTGGGTTAAGAAATACCGCTTTGCATCTGAATAGTGGCCATGAGGTTCATATGCAACTCCCGAAACAGGATCAACAACCTTCGGTTTTGCCATACCCCCGTTTTTGTCTTCCTGCACGGTATTATAGTCATCAATCGATACGCTGCAATGATTGCCAATTGCCAGTTTCCACGTAAGCAGACCCTCATACATATCATTGATGAAGGCGGCAGAAATAGCTACTCTTGGCGCTGACCGGCCAATCCGATCATGTACCGTATAACCCGCAGATTTTAACTCAGATAGAAACTTATCATAAAAGCTCTTGTTTTCTTCGTCAATAGCATTGGATGCATTGCTGCTTGGATCTGCGTATAAAAAGACCACGTCCTCGTGATCATGTAATGTCAGGTACTTAATGAGCTTTTGCGCAGCTTTTACTGCATTATTGTCCGGACTGTAACATGGAAGTTCATCAACCTGTGTTACCAACCTCTCATCGATATTAGCTTGCCACAGCGCTATCGTTACATAAGGTCTGACATTCGCATCCAAAGCAACATGCAAAGGCCCCGGTTCGTATTTCGCCGGCCGGGTATTTCGCATCTCGTCGAATTGCTTCCAAAACTCACCACCTGTCTTTATCACGCCCCAATCGCCAAGTCCATATATCCTGTAATAGTTGGGTTTATTGATTTTATCATTTTCGAAGTCATCAACAGTGTGCTTGTCGTAAAAACCTCCTTTCCCCGCGGGATGCCCGATAACCCAATAATTGGACAGGTAATTGGTTCTGATCAGTAGCATATTGCCGCGCTCATTCAGCCGTACATACGACGTTTTTTCAAGCGTCGCATATTTCGTTGGCGCATCAGGAGCGGTTAGCGGTAGGTCTATCCAAGTCTCCTTATCCAAAACATTGGTTTTTATCCAATGCTTTTCACTGATCGGATTCCAGTCTGCAATGATCTTTTGTCCGGACATACCCCGCAATCGCTTCCTCCCTTGGTCGAAATCAGCCTCATCAAATTGCGTCAGCTCGTTATAGTAGAGGTATTTAAAACCCTTCAGACCTTTGAGCTTTTCACTGTCATCCAATCCCCGAAATCGGATGCGCGAGTTTTTCAACTTAACGACGCGCTGTTGATAGATTTGAACATGATCAAACTTTAATTCGCCGCCAATCGATTTGAAATCTGAATAGATACTGTCATCAATATCAACGCCGAATTTTCGCAGCACCATTGTGCTCTCGCATTTATCGACTTGACTTTTTGACAATGCCTGAACCACACTATGCGTTTTACTGCTTGAAGAACCGCCGAATATGAAAATGTATCTTAAATCATCATTGTTTAGTGCCCAAACCAACCACCAGTATAACGGGTTGAAAAGCCGTGTAGAAAGCCTGTAAACCATTATTAATCATCGTCGTTGGTATAGCCGACCTCAATAATCCGGAGCGTATCTTCATTTTCACGCTTATCCGCAAGTCCAAGATCACGAGCTATAATACTGGCATTAAACGCCCCAACCGCCGCACCTTCTAGCTTCTGAGTATAGATAATATTCCTCACGCGTGTAGTGACTGCGGAAAAATCATCAAGTCTTTCATATTCACTCCAAGTAGAATGCGCGATATCGAGAAATAGAAACAGTCCGGTCCATGTATATGGCGTCTCATTTGGTACTTCGCATTTTTTTGCGTTCTTGCCATTATACTCTATTTTATACCACTTTCGGCGGTCGGTATGCTCAAAATATTCTGTACACGCCTCCCATAGCATCTCGGACGAAGAGAATATCTTATCCCTTCCGTGCTTGCTTCTCAGCTTCCAAAACTGATTCCCTTTTGGTGGTGCCATTACAACACAATTACAAATGCAAAAGAATAGCTACTATCATCCAAGTCCGGTGCGGTTGAGTGTATCCGGTAATAGTATGTGATCCCGGAGGTTAGACCAGTGTCTGTAACCGGTGATCCATATACTCCATTGAATACCTGTGTCAGATCGGTTGAAAAGTCGTCGCTTGTGGAGCGATCAATAATATAGGCGTCGGCCCTTGTATCGTTATTATCCCAGGTAATCTCTACTTCTGTGGTTACGGGGGAAATAACAGAGAAGTTGGTAACTGCTGCCAACTGAGTCAATGATTGTCCATAGGTGATCATTGCACCGATCTGCTCATTCTGCCATCCGAGCACTTCATTACTTGCCTGCAGTTCAGCAATCAAGGCGGAGTTGGTACTGATCTGTGTGGCGTTGGTGATGAATAGCGCCTGCAAATCGGCTAATAGTGGAACAGGAGTAGATGGCGCGGCCATACTCCAAAATTATTTATCCCAAGTCAGGGGTAAGAATTACGAATTGGTACGGTGGGGACTACCGAAACCATTCCGGCCGTTGGGGCCGCAACTCGTAAAGCAACTCATAAAACAAGGCCGTGATTTCCTCCGGCACCAGGTATTCGGTTTTTATTCCCCGGCTCTTTATGGACTCAGTATCCAAAGGAGCACCCCAGGTATGAATCTTTATGTACCATAATTCAGCGACTCCGTAAGGTTGAACAGTAAGTCTGGAGCCTTCCTTTAGCTCGTGTTCTAATAGCGATGCTATGTACCTCAGAACCTTGGAGTAAATGGGTTGCTCGTTCTTTATCATTGTCCTAAAAAGCAAAGGAAGAATGCCTAAAGACCGCCGATACGCTCATATTCCCCACGCACCTTCTGACGTGTCATTCGTGCATAACGGTCAATGACTTTCATTGTCACTCCCAGTACTTCGGCGACCGTTTCTCTACTAAATCCCTTTTCCATCAGGAGCGTGCCTGCAGTCCTGCGTCCGGTATGAGTGGTCACATTTTTATTTACCCCGGCCAGCAGCGCCACTATCTTTAGAATGCGGTTTGCGTCCTGATTTGTGCCTTTATAGGAAAGTTTATTTTCCTGTATGTAGTCAACAACCCATTTCAAGCGAGGGCTATCCTTTAGCGGTAAGTAAATAGGCTGTTTATTTTTCGTTGTCACCAAATGGAAATAACTGCCCTCTATCAACCGCTCCGACTGCCATTTGTCCCAATCACTATGCCTGATCCCGGAATAGCATTCTAAAAGAAAATGAGCAATGGTAGTTCTCATACGCGCTGATAAATCTTCGCGGTCTAATAGTGCCTTTATTCGGTCGCTTTCTTCTAGCGTGAGATAATCAGTCGGCTTTTCTGTCTCTGCTGGGATCGTGAACTTGTCTCTTTCCTCCGGGTTTCTTTTGAAAGGGTAGAAGGTGACTACACCATCACGGATGCCTTCATTGAACATCCTGCGTATAAAAACAAAGGTCTTGCGCGCACTGTTCTGCTCCATGCGGAGCTTGCCCTGAGTTTCACCGGGCGTCGGTTCATAGCGCAGGGCAAGCAAATGTTTGTTGAACTTACGGAGCCAATCTGGTGTAATCTCCCTCCAGCGCAGATCCGGCGCATAGTTGCGGATATGCAGCAGATCGATTCGCCAACGTCGTTTCGTGTTGTATTCAATCGGCTTGCCGGTTTTCTCATTGCGCAGTACCGGTAATACCTTCTCTGCATAGTCCAGGAATGAGCCGTTACCCCCATCGCTTTGGATCACTTCCTTAGCGCTTGCTATGTCTGGTGCCGGTGTGATCAGCAGTCTTGCTTCCGTCTCGAGCAAGACCTTCGCTATTTTTTGGTTGTATAATGCAGCATTAGGATGCTTGATCACGCGACCGCCGGCCCATTGATCCGCGCGCACTCTTAATCCTAATGATATGCGCGTACGCCGGCCTTTCATGGTCACGCATATTACCAAAGGACACAAGTTTTCAGAGTTGGGCTTATCCGTACGCAAAACGGCTATTACTGTGAAGGAGGGGGCCATGTGCTGAAGGTGGGGTGTCATAAAGGGGGACAAACATAATACACTATAAGCCACCTTTACACACTATTTAGCACCTTTTGTTTGATCCAAGTCTTTGAGGCATAGTAAAACCCGCTACAGGAGCGGGTTTTGTCGGCGGCTTCGCCAGGAATCATCTTTTCCCAGTATCTGCGCGGGTTTCGAAGGGTGGGGTGTCATATCCACAGGCGGTGGAAAACATCCTCCGCAATGGCGCATTTTGCTTGCTAATTTAGGCTTGCAAATTCGAAAGGCATGGATGCATCAGGCGTATCTTTCGGGTTTTATAGTAGCTTTACTTCTTCAGTACTGATACTATTTTAAGCCCTCAGCAGCCTGCATCCTGTTGGGGGCTTCCCTTTTTAGGATATTGCCGTAGCCACATCGGGCATAAGGATTACTGAGCGTAAGGTCTGATGCGGCAGTATTGCGCAGTCACGCTTTTAAATGATAGAGACGGGCCTTGTTAACTTGCTACCCACTATCAGCCAGCCGAAACGGAACTCATTCGACGGTTTGTTGTAAGCATCGCAGTTTATCTCTTTAGGGGTAGGGGTAAACTTGCTTTGCTTGCCGCCTCATCAAAATCTATTCTCGGGTTTGTTTCTGTCTTATATCTTATAGAAGGGCAGACAGGCTATAAATTTACCGGTCTATGCTTCCTATGGCTGATCGGTATCGATACTTTCCCTGTCGCCATTTGCAGCAATAGACCGCCTTTCATTTCATGCGAATTGGCTGATATCTCGAGTAATAGATTGTTCAGGCAGGGTATATTTAGGCTCTAATATATCTACCTATATGAAATCAAGTATCCTCATTATCTTGACAATGGGCTGCTTCGGTTGTCAGACTAATTCTTCTGAAAATAAATTAAATGACTCCTTAGAAGAAATAAAAACGCAGGAATACATAGACAGCTTCAAGGAGTCCAGAATTGAGAAAATAAACGATGCCATTGACAACGAGTACCAATTGAGATCGAACACTGCAAGCCCGGTGAAAATTACTAAGGCTAGTCTTATAACTGATGAATATGGCTCTACCGATGCGGCTGTCACGTTACAAAACATCAGTAAAAAGTCAACAGACGGAATCAAGGTTGGCTGGATATTGAAAAATAATTTTGGCGACAAAATACAAACGATACATGACGGTGGAATAACTCAGCATACTCTTAAACCGGGGCAATCCAGGACATGTCAATGGAATATTAGTAGCACTACAGCAACGAAGATTTCCGCCTACGTATATAGTGTGCATTTTAGTGACGGCACACTATGGGAGAATAAAGGCAGGTAAACACTGTTTGCGGATTTACCAATCCACTTTTACCGACGGCTCTTTCATTGACTGATTTAGCGAGGTGAATATTTCGCTGGTAGCTTCAAGAAAACTGGTGTTGAATTTGGGCAAATGTTTTTTAGGGCCCATGTATGCTGGCTTCTCGTAATAGTCCTCCAAAGCCGATTCGTCGGTATAGGCCGTTGGCAGTACTCGAAAGTTGGACATTTCATAACGGTACCTCCCGTCCTTGAACTGAAGTCGAAGCGTATGCTCAATGTGGATTCCTATAAGCAATATTCCAGCGCGCCAATGTACCCAAAACGTTCCCTTTACAATAAGCTCCTTCGATTCTTTGTCTTCCAGTTGGACAACATCCTTCGATTTATAGGCATCTACTACCCACCGCCTGCCCCGTTCGTATAATTCCGCTGCCTTCGAATTGCTATCCACGGAAACAACCTCGGAAAAGTAGAACCGGCCATCCTTGCGCGGTATGGTATCCGCTGTCTGCGCGGAGGTAAAAAGTGGCAACAGCAAAAGCACTACCAGCAAAGACGCTTTCATATTCGGAGGGTATATTACAGGAAGCAAACCGCTTTTTGTCCAAGATTTTTCTTTGTTTGGGACTGATCTAAAGCATTTTTCTCCTTTCCGGTGTTGTATATTTTGGCACCTGCACATAGGGTGCAAGCATCCTGATAATTTTGTCGTCACACACACAGAACTATGTCCCAACCTTTTCCTTTACGCTGCTTTTCTTGCCCTCATTCGTCTGAGTGCCCGTTTTTTGTTCTTTCCGGAACTTTTTTGAAGCTATGTGAGACGCTGAAGCCAATTCTTCCGGACTCGTTGGAGGCAAATCCTGCTTATTCACAAGCGCTGCAATTTTCTTCAATATTACTTCCTGAAGCCCGCCCAGTCTGGCTTTTACGTCTTCAAGCGTTCCATGATCGCCATCGACAGTAGTCTTTAGTTCCTGATACCCGGCAAGGGCGTTTATTGCCATGTCCTTTGCCTCCCTTGCTGTTTCCCTGATATCTACCTGTCCATGCGCTAACATGGTCAGGATAGCCGCCTGCTGCTCTATGATCGTCCTGAAGTAATCAGGCGGTTCGGGGCTTTTGGTGTTTGTGTCCGGCTTGTCTGTTGGGTTGGTGAACATATCGCCCTCTCCGGTCAGTAGCCATTGCAAAGAAATGTCAGGATATAGGGTGTGAATCTTCTTTGCTGTATCAGCAGACAAGGAACCAGTGTTCCTATTCAATGCCCGATAGACTGTCTTCTCGCCCAAATTTGCCTCACGTTCGAGCTGCAAATGGTCGGTATTCTTCACCCTGAATATCTCCTGATAAATATTTTTTGCCGTCATGAGGCAATGTTTTCAAGCGTTCTAAAACATTAACAAACGTTAAAAGGAATTGTTGTTCCTTTTTGGGAACTGTTGTCCCTATCTTAGCACCGTAATGCAACGGGGCCGCAACAAATGTGCGCCCGAAAGTTAAGATAAAAACGTCACCAAATGCTTGTAGTAGAACTCAGCCGGAAAACGCTCAAAGAGCTTGATAAGCAAACCAAATTCCGAGGCAGCCTGAAACTGGTGGAAGAAGGCAGCGGCGTGCATCGCACAACTATCCACCGGATCAAACTTACGGGGACGGCTACAGACGAGGTGGCTGAGAAGTTGGAAAAGTACCTGTTCCCTGCAAAGAAGACTCGCAGGGCAAACGCTCAAACAGAAGGGGCGTAGTGGTACATGGCGGCAAAGATCAACTCTTTTTCCTAATAAACAAATTTCTCAATTCATCCAAAAACACACAAGGCAATGGAAAGTCAACTTACCACAGAGCAGATGAATTGCCGTTGTTTTTTGCCCCAAATCACCCGTTGAACGGGCGTACCGCTATCGAAATCGGATTGGCTGTTGACGCCACTGAACATTCCGCCGCATAACAACGGCGTCCCAATACAAACCCCCAACCAATCATGACAAACTACCCAAACACGTCCTGATAGACGTGTATAAACAACAACAACAATCCCCAACCACAAAACTCCTTAATACCATGATGAACCCCCGCTACTACTTGAAAATCTGATCGTGTGTGTTTTGATGAAACATCTGCCCCGCCTCTGCTCTGCAAGCGGGGATAGATGTTAGAGGAAGTTGACAATGACTAAACCAACATGGATAACACCGCGCGACCTGTCAAGGCTGGCGGGTGGGCTGACAAAAGAAAAGCTGCGGTCTATCCGCAGGAACTATCCTGAATTGGTAAAGCCGAAAACGAAGGACACCAGAAGCTATTTATACAACTGGACGGAGCTGAAGAACATCTACGCAGCATGAGCTTCCATCGCATTCCCTTTCCCTATCAGGTAGTGGCCGCTCAGGTGGCTACCAGAGAGGTATACGGAATAACGCTGGATACGCTGTGTCAAAAGACAAAGCAAGAAAAATGCACACACCCACGGCAGCTATACTGGCTATTGCTCCACAAGGAGGCCAACGGCAGCTACTGGGGTATCGCCAAGACCCTGCCTGTCAGGTTTGGAAAGAACACCGTGAAATCGGGGATTATTACTGCCCAGGGGCTGAGCGAAGTGGATAGGGACTATGCGGCGTTGGTATCCAGCGCTACGATGATATTCAGAGAGCAGTGCAAAGCACATCAACTTTTTTAATCAAAAAGCGCCCCTGCGGTCAACAGGAGCGCATTCAAAGAAGACAAATGACTATGGCAAAGGTAAACACAAAATACAAACTCGATCAGTCTGACAAAATTGATTGGTTCGGCACCACGCTTTACAGGATAATATGCGTGATGGCATTCGCCGACGTGGCAACAGGTGAAAAAGGAGGCTACATAGCCTCTGAAAATAACCTACAGGTTTACGGCAATGCATGGGTTTACGGCAATGCATGGGTTTACGGCAATGCATGGGTTTACGGCAATGCATGGGTTTACGGCAATGCACGGGTTTCCGGCAATGCATGGGTTTACGGCAATGCATGGGTTTACGGCAATGCATGGGTTTCCGGCAATGCACGGGTTTACGGCAATGCATGGGTTTACGGCAATGCACAGGTTTCCGGCAATGCCACAATATTGGTATTTCACAACCTCGGTTCGCGCAATGCTGCACTCTCTGTCACAAGAGACAAAGACGGCAATCGCTTCTATTGTACCGGTTGTTTTTACGGAAGCGAAGCTGATTTTAAATCAGCCGTTACTAAAGAGTATGAGGTTGGCAGCTTGTATCGTACGCAATACGAACATGCTATAGCCTTCGCAATCGCCTGCCTTAACTGTACGCCAATAACCGAAACCAGCAAGGAGGCGGTGACCAATGGATAACAACTATCCCCCCACCTCTGATCGCCTAAAGCTGACCGTTGATTTTTCAGAGCCGACAGCTACAGGCTGGAGATGTTTTTGCATCTCTCCGCTCGATCTGGACAACCACATCGTCCGCGAGGTATCCGAGGAATCACTTTTGGAGCTGCTCCATGCCCGCAATGGTCTTATACCGGAACCAATCACTTGCGACGATGCAGCAGGGGAGCCGGTCACATCCGTTCAATGGATGACTTTGCCTGAATGGATATCGCTGGTCGGTACACGTCGGTTGGACTTCCACTTGGGAGAAATCATCAACCAGTCAGAAGGCAGGACGGAGCGGGGTTCTATACCTGAAGTATCGCCGGCTGATAGTCTGTCTGACAGGATTCAATTCCTGGAATCTACTCTTTCACAATCTAAACACGCTGCGTAATGGAAAGCAAAGTGTGTTCATGGTGCAAAGAAGAATTGCCTATCAGCGCCTTTGGAACCGTCACAAAGAAGAACACAGGAACTATAGTAATCAAATCCCGTTGCAACAAATGCCTTAATCAAATCGCCAACGACAAGTACCACGAGAACATGAAAGACCCTGCGTTCCGTGGCTCTCGTTACAACTACCTAAAAAAGTGGCGTAACACGGAATACACCAAAGCCTACAACAAATCCTATAACGAAAAGAACCGGAATGTCATAAACGAAAAACAAAACGCCCGTCTAAAAAAGTCCATAGACGAATGTTCGGATAGCTATGTACGGCGGAAGCTCTCGCAAGACCCGTTTATTAAAATGCCCGGAAGCGCCTACCCAAAGGAGTTAGTCGAAATCAAACGATATCAAATCATTCTCAAACGTCAAATAAAATCCCTAAAACATGGAACAGCAACAATCTAATCTGGCAATCATTAGCGAAATGCCAAACACTACCAAAGCGATTACAGACACGCTTCTTGATAGCCTGAAAAAGCTAAAAGAAGATGTCACTTATATCAAGCAAGCGACAGCGATTAACAACACGGTAAACAGCTTGGTCAAGGTGGCGAAGTTGAACATGGCATACGTGAAGATGATGCAGGAAGCAGAGCGCCCCGAGCCTGCATTGCCAACGTCACAACCAGCGTAATCCCCATGCAAGACCTACCCATTATTACCGACCTCTTAGAAGCAAGACAGCTAAGAAATGAACTCTCCTGCTACACGGAGGACTACAGAAGGGGCTTTGATGATGCACTGTCCCTTGTAGCCTGTCGGATATCCGCTGATACCGGAAGTCCTGAATGGGCGACAATGCACTCCTTTATCAATCAGGAAATACCTGCTTAGACAATGACAAAGAAATATCCCATTCCGGAGGGCATGCCGCAACAATACCTATCCCTTGTCAACACTACTGTCAGATATGGTGGTTGGCTGTTTTCGAAGAGGAAGGTGGTGCCGATAGCGGACTACGAATGCCTTGCTATCCGATGGGGGACAAGCGTTGCAGTCAACATCCATGAAGCGAATGGTATCAGTGGCAGCTACGAGAATCCGACCTATGAACTCTTGCTAAAGAGCGACAGCATGAGGGCCCGGAGGTGGTCACAGCCCTTTGTTGTGAAGGAAATCATTCTTAACCAGAAGCATCTTAAAACCGCATAATCATGTGCATTCAACACACACCCTCAAAACCCGGATTCGCCTACAAGGATATGAGCACCTCTCAGAAAGGAGAGCATAGACCGGCATTGCTCCATGCAGAGCAGCTGCATGATATCATACTCATGTCAGGCAACCTCCCTCAGTTGGAGGACGTAGAGGAAATGATCATAGCAGCCGAATTGGTCTATGGAGAAGACGCCTGGGCCTTCTATGCCGCAAGGCTTGCCAAACTCCTGATGAAGCGGAGATTGATCATTTCAAAGGGGCTATTAGCCGCTTAGTCATGAAAGCAATTCTCTTATTCGTAGCGCTATTGCTCTTTCTGCCATTGATTCTCATTGCCCAATTATTCCATAACCCAATCCAAGAGCTATGAAGGAGGCTACTACGCTCATTGCGGTTGTGGTCTACCTGTACTGCTTATTCACAGATGAAAGGCCGCGATACCTCAGAAACATTCGACTCACTCAAAAGCACAAACGATAAACAGCACTTCACCTCGCAACACAATGTCCATCTTCAGCACAGCATACACGAATAAGCATATCCTCCGCGCGACCATCCTTCAGGCGCAGACAGAGAAAGAATTGCTCGAACTGCACAGCCACAATACCTACCTGTGTGATTTCGATCAAGGGTGCAACCAGGCATACCGGGCACAAATGATATCCGTAAAGCAAAGGGCAAAGCGTCCAAATCTGGACATGGGCCATGAAGGCGAGGGTGGTTACGCTTACTACTTCCCGACTACCGATCAGCAATCCTTTTAGTAACACGAACACATTTCACAATGGAAAAGACAAATCACCCCATTAACTACCGGCCAATATCCAACAAGGATAAGGCTTTAATGGAGCGTGAGCGAGAAGCGGCACAGATCAACGCATACGATTACGAAGCCCACCGCATTCAGCTTGACCAGTGGAGGGAATACTACGAATACCGGCAAAGCGGTGGATACATCAACCACTAAACACTATCAGCAATGGAAAAGCCAAACACTTCCATAGGTATCATGTTAAGCGAATCAGAACCTGAAACAAACGTTACCATGTCAACCAAACAACTTAAAAAGCAGGAAGCCGCAGAGCTTCAAACATTGGACGCCAATATCATTTCGTCCATCGTTATCAATGGCGACATTTCCAAACTATCGCCGCAGCAGAAGGTAGAATACTATCGCTCTTTCTGCGAACGGTTAGGGCTTGACCCGATAAGCCAGCCCTTCAAGTTGCTTCGCCTGAATGGTAAAGAAGTGCTGTATTGCGACCGCTCCGGCGCACAGCAGCTAAACAAGCTTCATAAGGTCAGTCACAGGATCGTAAACCGCGAGACAATCAACGGCTGTTTTGCTGTGACCGCTCAGGCTTCTACTCCCGATGGCCGCGTAACGGAAAGTATCGGAGCTGTGAATGTGGAAGGGCTAAAGGGCGAGGCTTTCTGCAATGCCCTTATGAAAGCAGAGACAAAGGCTAAGCGCCGTGCTACACTTGACCTGTTGGGCTTAGGCATTCTCGATGAATCAGAGACGGACTCAATACCGGGCGCTGTGCGCGAACCGTATGTCGGCGTCGGCAAAGGAGCTGGTGTCACGGTTCAGGAAGTGGCAGCCGAAGAAGTAGATGGGCTGGAAACGTGGAAGGATGAAGTTAACAAATGTGCTTCCAAGGAAGAACTCGGTGCGCTATACAAGCAGAACGAAAACGTAGTCAAATCCAATCCTCAATTACTCAATCTGTTTACCGAACGTAAGCAACAACTCGCCGCATAATGGAGCTACAAACTACCACCACCGCCCTTTTTACAGGACAACTCGTGCCTTCGAAGGACAATGCTGTAAATCTCGGGAAAGCAATCGCCGATGACTGCCGAACCGGATTCGCGGAAACGCTGCCCACAGTAGCAAAACTCAAAGCCATCATGCTAGCCTGTGAAACGGCTTTGGAAGAATTGGACCAGGATATTATCAGCGAGGTTTCCAAATACGGAAAGGACGGCACCAGCGTATTGTCTTGCATCAGGATAGAACCGATTGAAGCCTGTACCAAGTACAACTACGCTGCCTCTGGAGACCCAAAATGGAAGGCTTTAAAGGGACAGGTTGAGGAAGCGGCCAAAGCATTGAAAGACCGTGAAACCTTCCTGAAAGCGCTCAAACAGCCATTGGCAGAGACAGACATGGAAACAGGCGAGGTCAATCAGTTAATACCGCCCCCCAAGTCGTCCAAATCGACATACAAGGTGACGTTCATCGCTTCTCCCGCAGAAGGAGTAACACTAATTAGTCAAGGTTAAAACGCAGCAACTCATGGAAGCAAAATGTGCCTATTGCAAATCGGTATTTGAGATTGCTACGGGTGCTTACAATAGAGCTATAGGCAAGGGCTTAAATGTCTATTGCAATAAGACTTGTGCGGGATTTGGTAGAAGAAAGACAGTGGAAGAAAAGAAAGCTCGCGTTGCTGAATACGACAAGGAACGCAGAAGGCTGTTAGCAGACAGGATAAAACGTGAGAAGGCGGAATATCACAAACGCACTTACGACCCTGTGCAGGCGGCAATCAAACGAAAAGAGCGTATGCACTTGCACATTGAGCGAATGCGGCAACCAAAGTGGGTGGCGTATAAACGCGAATATGACAAGAAGCGTCGCGCGAAAATGGACTATGGAGAGTTTGGGGAAGCTGCTATTCTGCTTCGCTCTTTGGAATCTGAGTTGGAGCGCAAAAGCCCCGAGTTATTAGTAATCAAGTTTCAAAATAAAACAGTCAACAAATCTCAATTCCGAAAAAACAATGGAAAAACTCACAGCAAACAACCTGAAAAACACACTTTGGGAAACACTGAACAAAGTGAAAGACGGCTCTATGGATTGCGGTCAAGCAGATGCCATCGCGTCGCAAGCCAGAGAAATCCTGCGCACTACAAAAGTGCAATTGCAGATTAGCCATTCAGCAAAGCGAGACGTACCACTTGACGTACTTGCTTTCAACGAGCACGGAGCGGCATAAAACAACAAGGGAAGAAAGCGTGATTGGTTGATAATTCGTGAAGGTCTTGTCACTGATGGGCGCTAAGGCTCGCAAGCCTATTCTTCCCGCTAAATAAATTAAGAACAATGGAGAAGCAACTTAAAGACTATCTGCACTTATATATAGGGTGCAAGATTATTTGGGGCGATAAAAATAGCCCGCATGTTGGCACTCTTGTTGGCTTAGAGGGCGCTTGCACTACCGAAAACTATCGGGCAGAAATAGCCACGAGAATAGAGGATAAGAGGCATCACTATCAATGCTTTTCGCCAAAGGTCAATCAATGTCTATTGGTGCTGCGTCCACTGTCAGACTTTAAAGAGGCTGAGGCCGATTACGTCAGCCCATTTGCCTTAGAGGGTAAGCCTTCAATTATGGTTAATGCAGATCTCACACGCCACTTCTGTTCTCTCGGGATAGACTGCTTCGGGCTGATAGAAGCTGGCTTAGCAATTGACGCTACTAAAGCCACTCCTGAAGCATCTCAAGTAGATAAGCCATGACCAAAGAAGAATTTTAGAAACTACGGATTTACAAAGGGATGTCGCTTAAATACAGCGACGGGAAAGTCTATTTCATATTAGGTGCCGATTTCCAAGAAGCACTATTTCATCTGAATAGTGAACTGAAACATAGTGACGATTCATTTTGGGCACGTTATGAAAACTGTGAACTGATAAAACAAGACTCATGACCATAGCCAATACCGGGAATCAGTTACAGTCCCAAAACTCAGCCATTTTGGAGTATTTGAAAGCTGGCCACACCCTGACAAGTCTAGAGGCTTGGGCAAGGTTTGGCTGTAGCGCGCTTCATTCTCGCTGCTCCGATCTCAGAAACAAGATGCATGAGCCAATAGGAGATCGTTGGGTAACAATAAAAGGCATGGATGCATCAGGCAATCCTGTCTCAAAAAGAGTCAAAAGCTATTTCTATCAGCGGGAACAATTGGCTAAGGAGGGCGATAAATGAATATGTGGAGCTACTACGGCGCTAAGACAAACATCGTGGGACTATACCCGCCGCCCAAATACGATATCATAATAGAACCGTTCGCGGGATCTGCGAGATATGCTTTGAAATACTGGGACCGGGAAATAATACTGATCGACAAGTATCCGGTTATTGTTGGAGTCTGGAAATGGCTGCAGCAATGCAGTGAAAAGGACATTCTAAGCCTTCCACGACCCGGCAGGACCGACGATTTGCGCAACTACACGTTCGACTGTAAAGCTGCTCTTGATTTTATGGGATTCATTGTTGGTTGCGGAGCTGAAAGGCCACGCTTTACGCCAACTGATCGTAAAACTGTGCAACGTCCGAATCACGTGAACTACAATCTTCAGAGAATAGCCAAGAATCTATTCAAGATCAGGAATTGGACGATAAAAGAAGGTGACTATACCGATGCGCCGGACCTGACAGCCACTTGGTTTATAAATCCACCGTACAAGGAGGGAGGACAAAGCTATGTGATGAGTAATAAGCATATCGATTTTACGAAGCTGGCAGAGTGGTCAAGAAATCGCAAAGGACAGGCAATTGTATGTGAGAACACTAAGGCAGATTGGATGGATTTCGTGCCAATAATTGAACAGCGCGGGTCTCTAAAAAAATCAACTGAAGCGATGTGGACAAATATGCCAACCTCTTTTAACGCCTGTCAACAAAGCCTATTCCAATGAGCACCCAATACTGCCCACTATGCCGCCGTCCAATACTTACTAAGGATGGTTCTGAATACTGCTTCTATCACGATAACCAACTAAGCAAAACAACGGACTTATAAGCATGAGATACGCAACAGTATGTTCAGGTGGTGAGGCATTCGGTGAGGCTTGGAAGCGTCTTGGCTATTCATGTGCTTTTCACTCAGAGATTGAGCAACATGCTTCATCCATATTGAGATATCGCTACCCCGAAGTGCCTAACCTCGGCGATTTTACCCAAATAGACACAGATGACTATCCCCCAGGATTTATTCAGCTCCTTGCCGGCGGCACCCCCTGCCAATCATTTTCCATCGCCGGACTTCGCAGAGGTATGGCAGATGCCCGTGGAAACCTCTCGCTCCAGTTTCTTAAACTGGCTGCAAAACTTAAGTGCCCGTGGATATTATGGGAGAATGTCCCAGGCGTTCTGTCAAGCAATGGAGGACGGGACTTTGGTTCCTTCCTCGGAGGGTTGGCGCAGCTCGGGTATGGGTTCGCCTACCGCGTTCTTGACGCTCAATACTTCGGAGTTCCCCAGCGACGCAAGCGTGTGTTCGTTGTCGGATATCTTGGAGACTGGCGGGCTGCCGCAGCGGTATTATTTGAGCGCCACAGCCTGCAAGGGCATTCTGCGCCGGGCAGAGAAAAGGGGCAAAGAATTGCCGATAGCCTTACGGTTGGCGCTAACCAGTGTAGCGGATTCCCAGGAGACTTTGTAGAGACGTTTGACCGCCAATCATCAGGCGAATACGGCACGTCTCCGGTTGCGAGCACTGTCAGTGCTCGCGACTACAAAAGTCCATCTGACCTTATTGCATTCACAGCAAGAGGTTGTGGAAACGATGCCGTTTCAAATATATGTCCAACACTACGTTCGCTTTCCAATATCAACGGACACCAATCAGGCAGTCACGGTTTAGCAATAGCGTTTGACTCAACTCAGATCTCTCCAAATCTTGACAAAAGCAAAACTCCGGCGGTCGCATTTAAGATTAGAACTGGTTGTGAGGGCGGAGGTAAAGGATACTTAGGTAGTGAGGATAGCGCATTTACTGTGACAACGGGTACAGAGCAACAAATATTCGCAGGCTCTTCCGTACGCCGCCTTACACCGAAAGAGTGCGAAAGATTGCAAGGATGGGAGGATGATTGGACCAAGCATGGCCTGAACGAAAAGGGAAACACTTATGAGTTATCGGATACTGCACGATACAAGATTATTGGCAATGGATGGGCGGCACCCGTGGCAAATTGGATAGCTAACAGAATAAAGTTTGTTGACAATAAAATCAATCCATCATGAAATACCACATCATCCGAAAAAAGGACAACAAGGTATTAGCAGTAATGAACTCCTACAAGGAGGCTGCAGATGCCGTTAAATCCATGACCAGACCTGATGACTATCGGGTAGAGGAAGTGGGATAAACACAACAGCCATGAAGATCGAAAATCAATGCATATCACTTGCCCAGGCTAAGAGGCTGAAAGAATTGGGTATCAAGCAGCAGTCACTATTACGTTGGTCATCTGACGGATCACTATACTATCAGATAATGACCGGAGAAATGGTATGCGAAGATGACTACGCTGCTTTCAACGTGGCAGAATTGGGCGTAATGCTACCTCAAGATGCCGCAACTCGTCAAACCCTTCTAGACGACGGAATAAGATGGTCGGCAAGTAGTGATGGAGCCTATGGAGGTTTCTATAAAACAGAGGCTGGTGCGAAGGGTGCGCTACTGATCTATCTACTCGAAAAAAAATTGATCACATCCGAAGAAGTGAACCAGCGTCTTAACCAGGAATAGAAGCCGCCCTTATTTATCCGAAATACTAGCAAGTAAACAAAGAATCACACATGGCAAAGCGGTTTACGTCGACTGAAATATGGGATGAAGATTGGTACTTAGAAATGCCGATCGAGTACAAATTGTTTTGGCATTTCGTATTGGCTAGTTGCGATCATGCGGGAATATTTAAGGTCAACATTCGGCAATTCTGCGGCCTTAATGGTATTACCATTACTGCTGCACAAGCATTGGAATTTTTCAACAAAGGCAAGGGCCGAATCCGTGTTATTTCCGATAGCATTTGGTTCATAGAGGAATTTTTCGTCTTCCAATATGGCGCGTCCTTCAACTTGAATAACAAGCTGCATGAAAGCATTTTGAAAATTCTAAAATCACACGGAATAGAGCACACCTCTCTTAGAGGTCTTCAAGAGGTCAAGAAGAGGACTAGAAGACCACTCGAAGAGGACTTCGATACCCTCAAGGATAAGGATAAGGATTCTTTAGTAGGAGCAGACATAGGTAATACAGGTACGGGCGCGCAAGAAAATCTTACGGAAGGCAGAAAGCAGTTTGACGAGTTCTGGGAAACATACGGGAAAGGCGAGCGGCTATACGAATGTCAGCATGCGTGGTTTGCTATGTCCCCGTCAGAACGCAAAAAGGCGTTGGATGAAGCAAAAGCCTATGTGCAACTAAAGCCCGAAATAAACTTCCGGGCATCACCTTACAACTGGCTGAGTAAACGTATGTGGGATGATGATTATACCGGGCAACTACGTAAGCACACACACACACCGGAAGGTAAAAGAAAAGTCGTTCTATGATCAGCGAGACAACAATACAGGAAGTCAAGCAACGGATGGACGTTGTCGAGGTTGTGTCCGTTTTCATCCAATTAAAGCGGGAAGGCAAAGAAATGGTGGCATGCTGTCCGTTCCACAATGAAAAAAGCCCGTCTTTCAAGGTCAACAAGGCAGAGCAGTTCTACAAATGCTTTGGTTGTGGCAAGAGCGGAGACGCATTAGCCTTCGTGCAGGATTACGAGAAAGTGGGCTATCCGGAAGCTGTGAGGCGCATTGCGGCCATATATCAGATCCAGGTAGTTGAAGAAGGCGAAAAGCCGAACTATACCCGTCCGCGCCTTGCTACTGGCATCGTGCATGAATCTATTATCTCATTCTTCTGCCAACGCGGAATCTCAGAACAGACGGTGTCGGATTTTCAAATCAGCCAATCGGTAGAATGGATGCCTAAAGCAAAGGCAGAGGTGCCGGTTATCAACTTCAACTACTTCCGGGACGGTGAACTTATCAACATCAAGTACCGCGCAAGGGAGAAGGATTTTAAACTGGCAAAGGGCGCGGAGTTGATTTTCTACAACATGGATGCCGCGAAGGACGGGGAGTACATCATTATCGTGGAAGGTGAAATGGACGCGCTGAGTATTCATGAGTCTGGAGTGAAAAACGTGGTATCTGTACCGAATGGTGCAGCCAAATCAGGCAGTAATTCCAATCTGAAATACCTGGACAATTGCCACGACTATTTCAAGGATTTTACCTGTATCGTCCTTTGTACGGATAATGATGAACCAGGAAGGCAGCTAAGGGAGGAATTAGGCAGAAGATTGGGTAAAGACCGCTGCCAGATAGTAGACTTCCCCGATGGATGCAAGGACGCTAATGACGTGCTCCTAAAATTCGGCAAGCCGGGAGTATTGCAACTGCTGAAAACCGCACATGATTTTCCGATAGAAGGCATCATGGATATGGATGAAATGTTCGATGAAGTGCAGGACTACTACATGAACGGTTATCCTCGCGGCATAAAGGTAGGCATACCCGGCTTTGACGATCATCTTTCGCTGATGCCGGCTCAGCTCACAATAGGTACAGGCATACCGGGGAGTGGCAAAAGTGAATTCGCTGATTTAGTCATGGTCAAGGCGGCGCAAAACCACGGGTGGAAATGGGGTATATGCTCCTTTGAGAATCAGCCAAGCAGCCTGCATGTAACGAAGCTAATGGAGAAGTTCACCGGTAAAGCATTCGCACATCGCTTGGATGCAAGCTCACGGATGAACCATGTAGAGTTTGCTTATGCCGCGAACATGGTACGGCATCACTTCACATTCATTAACGTAAATCAGGTAGAAGTAACGATAGACGGCATATTGTCAAAAGCAAAGGAACTGGTGCTCAGGAAGGGCATACACGGCTTGTTGATTGATCCATGGAACTATATAGAGCATCACATAGCCAACGGGCAATCAGAGACGCAGTATGTCAGCGAATGCCTAACCAAGTTGAAAGCCTTTTGTCTTGTAACAGGTGTTCACACCATACTTATAGCGCACCCTGTCAAGATGCCAAAGACCAACGGCAAGTACGAGGTGCCGACACTATACAACATTTCAGGATCAGCGCATTTCTTCAACAAAACAGATAATGGCATTGCTGTGTATCGTGATTTTGAAACGAACACCGTTGACGTGCATATCCAAAAGGTGCGCTACTCATGGCTGGGTAAAATAGGGTGCGCGTCTTTCCGGTATGATACCGAGATACGGCAATACATACCACTTGAAAACTTTTAACCATGCTCCATTACAAACCATTGGAGATAGTTTATAACCCGCACACACTAACACCAAAAGCATTGAAGATGGCTCAGGGATTAGTAGTGCCAAATCCAAGTGATGAAGATTTAGACAGCCTTCTTGACTGGATGGAGCGGAAAGAAAAACTGCAAAGCGTGTGGCAATGGATAGATGCCCAACAACTACAATTCAACTTCTGAATGAAAACATCCCTCACCCTTCAAGACATAGCTTCTATGGATGATGAAACATTCTTAGAGCACTACAGTAAATATCCATTAGGAAGCCAGTATGAATATGCGGAATCATTCAGGTATTGTGCTACTCGTCTTGCAAGAATGCAGGGGTTGACTATTCAGGAACAAACTATTAAACAGTAAAAGATGCACAAATCAGTAGGGAATGCCTACCGTCCTTCCAACGGCGACGAAGGAATGTGGTTTATAGACAAATTCTGCAGCAATTGCATTCATGGTAAGTACGAGCACACCGGAAATACCAAGGATAATCCTTGCGATATTCTCAGCCGGTCATTCTGCTTCGACTTAAAACATCCTGACTATCCGAAAGAATGGATATATAACGATAAAGGTAGTCCATGTTGTACCGCTCATGTACACTGGGATTGGAACAGAGACGACGATGGATATTGGAACGATCCACCGGTTCCGCCAACGGACGATCCCAACCAATTGGTACTACCATTCGCCATAAACGAAATAGCCCTTACTCCCGACCTGCAAACAGCATAGTCCAATGACCATTACCGATCACATCATAGCGAAGTATAACCGCACACATACCGCAAAGCAATTGGCGGTTGAGTTGGGCAGCACCTCGGAAAGACTCCGGGCTTTAGCGCACAAGCTGCGAAAAAGAGGCATTGACATTCCGACACGTACCAAGCCAGTGGGCATTATCGTCACGCACAATGACGGGAAGGGAACTCGCCGAATGAAAATGCCGGATGGCTCATGGAAATATGTGCCGAATGGAAGACCCAGATTTGGCGGGATTAAGGAGCGAAAGGCGTCTACGGTCAACCGGGACGAGAAAGTGTCTAAAACAGGCTCTCAGGTGGCAAAGAATCGATTTATACCGAATAGTGAACGACCGCCTATTGAGAAGAAGACCACATTCCGCACGGACCGAAATCCTGAGTCCTGCCAAATACGGAAGGATACGGGTACATGGATCAGGATTGATTCCAGAACGTGGAAACTGAAAAAAAATGCCGCATGAAACCAAGCCGATCACAATACCACAAGAGGTACTACAGGCGTAACAGGAAGCGGATTTTGGACAGGGCTAAAAGGAGGTATAGGAGGATTGTAACAGCACGATTTTACCAATGAGCACCACTTCCCGCGCCTTTACCTCAGTCCCGGCGGGAAACTGGAAGAAGGAGAGCAAAGCCTATCAGAAGCAGATTCTAATTGGACTGACAGGAAGGAAGCAGCGGACAACGGGGATCATATCCCTATATGTGAAAGGGAAAAAGTTCGTCTCTCTGGCTTATGAGAATAAAAGTCACAGGTCAGGGATAATAGCCAGATGGAAGGAGGAATTTGAGGGGGAGATAGAAATCAGAATAAAACCGAACTAGTCAATGAACAAAACAACAACCCCTTTATACAGTGTAGGTAAGAAGTATCCACACATTACTAATGGCTACTTGAAAATAATGGCTTATGCGGATGGATACTACATGGCGCGTTTCAAGGGCTGTTATCCTTTTGTAGCGACGGAATCTGAAATTACCAAACGGCTTATACAATGACCATATCCAGCAATGAATACCGCAAGCAGGTGATAGTAGGCATTGATCCCGGTGTCAATACAGGCATTGCCATTTGGGACAGGTTGGAAAAGAAGCTGCGTGTAGTGACCTGTGTAGGGTTCATAGAGGCCCTTGATTGGATAGACAGCCTGACAGCTAGTACCCCTCGTGAAAGCATCCATGTTCGATACGAGGACGCAAGGCTACGAAAGTGGTTCGGAAGTGCAGGCAGGGAACAATTGCAGGGTGCCGGCAGCATAAAAAGAGACTGCCAGTTATGGGAAGAATTTCTAACACGCGAAGGTCTCTCTTTTGAGAAGGTGCCCCCAAAGAACAATAAGACCAAGACGGACGGTAAGTATTTCAAAAAGATAACCGGATGGGAGGGTAGGACAAATAGCCATTCTCGAGACGCGGCGATGTTGGTTTTTAACTACTGAATATCGCATGTCACCGTGACCGCCACAGTAACCAAGTTCTACTCAGATATTCCTATAGGCACAGTAGGGGTAGTTGTTAAGACCTGGAATGCTAAAGGCAAGACATGGTACCGGCTATACTTCGGGAGAAATCAATCAGGGCAGAAACTTCAAAAGAGCTTTCCATCAGACGTAATAACTATTCAAAACCAAAATATTAACGATGCCACTTTCTGAAACACAAAAAGGATGGGTAGTGATTTGCCTGAATCATCCGAATGGCACAGGGCCATACATCATACCCTCAACATTCAGGTACACGCGCAAAGAAGCGATTGCCGCCTTTGCGAAAGATTCGGGTAAGCCGTGGGAATATTGGAGGCGTAAGTACAAATTCCAAGTGGTGAAGGCTAAGCAGTCATTTACAACCGCTATCTAAACCAACCTATATGGACACAATAGTAACCAAAATTGAGTACCGGCGCAACGGCGATGGTGACGGTAGAAACTTTCTTAATTATTGGGATTGGAATCGCGGACAGGATGTATGCTGCCGGGAGATAGACGGCAACCTATTCCTTATGGATGACGAAGGCAATGCCGGGGCGGAGATAACATTCAAGGAATTTCTTAGGAGAGTTTGCGCAGCCGAAGATTATAACCATCTAAACCAAACAAGATGAATACACTCGAAGAAAAGATGCGGGATGCGATAATCGACAATCAATTCCTCAATTACGAAGGTGAAGGGAGCGCATTGATTGAGGGAATGGATAACGCCGCCTCCGCCTGTGCTGACATAGCCAGACAGGAAGCTATTGATTTCGCTGAATGGATTGGCTCCGAAGGCCATGATTGGTACGGCGACTACGGATGGAAGCGACCCCTTGTTATTGAGGAATGCAAACCCACTTCGGAACTCTATGAACTATTCAAACAAATCACGTCGGGTAAATAAATCCTACACTATGAGCGAATCCACAAAGCAAATTCCTCAATGGCTTGCAGAGAAAGCAAACCAGTATTCCGCACAGCCACAATCAGCACAATCCGATTACACATTCGGAAAGGGAATTGGAATGTACAATGGCTATATAGCAGGCTACACCGCGGCTCTTTCATCTGCCTATCCAAACGATGTAGTAGAGAAGTTAGTTGATGTGTTAGGTCAGATTGACCATTTGGCTGCATTAGACGGAACTGAACCGCCCTTCAAATTGAAGATGAAACTATCTCGCATAATTGACCTTTCGCGGGAAGCGCTGTCCTCTTTCAATATCCTTAAACAATCAAATATCGATGGAACACAACATAACAAATAAAATTTGGGAGAACTTCTACTACGAAGACGTTTTCTGCTCTGACATCTCAGAGCTAATGTGGCAACTTGATTTAGACGAAGAACATATCGAATGGCTACCCGACGATTGGAAGGTAGAAGTTATGGGAGCGTCTCTGGAAAAGATGTTCACACTAACCAAAGAGTTTATCGTAGGTAAGATAATGCGAGCTACCGACAGATGGGAGGAAAGGTTTCCGGAGGATTCCGACCGCGTAGACAAGAAAATACAGACAGCTATTGAAACCGGAATAGACACCGAGAAGATCAATGAACTGATTCCCTCTCTTTACTATCCTAACGATACTGAATATACAATCACCAAGGCAGACTTGATAGAATGGTGTAAACCTGTAAATGATACTACCAATGGCACTAAGTAAAGACGAGCTGCTGAAAGTCCGATACAAGGTGATAGCAGATTATCCAAAAAGCATTCACAAGGTCGGGGATGTACTGTACTGCGATGAAAACGGCCCGAGGATGTCGCAATATCCGCATCTTTTCAAGACGCTGGAGTGGTGGGAAGAACGTGCCGAAGACGATATGCCAGAGTATGTGAAGTACCCAAATGACGCAAGGAGATTTGCAGGGAAAGTGTTCAAGGTAAATATGTTTGATCCGCCTTATTTATTCAATTGCGAGAAAGACGAAATCCTATGTGTTGACAGGGTTGAGCCTGCCGACGAATCAGAATACATCACCTACCGTAACTCTCTAAAACAACCTTCCGATGGAACAAAATAACCAACTACCTGAAGCAGTAATAGCTGCAATAGAGAACCATTACAATGGATTCGGGTTCCATATCCTCGTCCCCCAATCGTGCCGAGGTTGGTTTAAAAAGGGACTCAACGAAGGTGCCCAAATCTGCCTTGAATCATTGCCGGAGCTTACCTCTAAGAAGTGGAGCGAGGATGATTTGAGTGAATTTCTGGACTGGATTATTCAGAAAAGATATTACCCTTATGATACTCAAGAAAATATTACACCCCATTGGCTCCATCAAGATGATAAATATCATGAAAATCCTATGGTAAGTTGGGAAGTAGTAAGAGAATATCTACAGTCTATATATCCAGCCCCGCCATCCATCACCCCTTCAGAACAGGATAAAGAGTAAGTAGTGAGCAGAAAGATTCACCGAACGATTGTTTACACGCTTTACAACAAGTTTACCCAAGACGACCTGTTGACCATAATAGCGCCTTATTCTCGGCTCCTTGCCGCTGATGGGTATTACTCAAAGATGCTTCGACGGGCAAGGAAGTGCGTCGCTCAAGGATTCCCATATGAACAGGTAGCTGGTGAACTGCAAATCATTCGGCAACAAACAACGAGGGTACTGTTTAAATGGCCGAATGGTATGATGCTTGACTTGCCGCCTGAACCGCTAAGCCATGAAGATGTCGCTATCATTCTCCACTACATAGAGGGCATAAAAATGGCCCGCACTTTTGATAAGTCACGTTAGTAACCACCTCTCCCTCTCCATCAGAAGGGAGATAAAACAAAGAAGAACATGACCAACACTAAAACCGGCGTAGAGCTTATAGCTGAAGAACGCCAAGAGCAAATCACAAAGCATAACCGAACCCTTGACTACGACAGGGATGTAAACGACGAAATGCAATTAGGCATCGCAGCCAGCGCATTATGTCTCGATGATTGGGGCTGCAATGATGTTGACGACATTATTGAAGATTGGTGTCCAAATAAGTGGGATCCTGCCCTATGGGAGAAGATGATGAACAAGCCATACAAAGAACGCCTCATAATTGCAGGCGCACTCATAGCCGCAGAAATAGACCGCTTAAATCAATCTTCCAATGGAACAGAATAACCAACTACCAGATATAGTAGCTAGAATGGTCGAGGCGCAATGTGGCTCACAAGAGCAGCACGACATTATTCAAGCACATATGGATGAATACTTCAAGAGGTGGCCGTCCTATAAAGACAAGTTCACCCCATTGGAATGGTACCACATCTTCCTTGACTTCTACGACAAGACTCTCGCCACACCTAAGCGTATGGATGCTACTCAGATGCGAGCATTGATTGATAGGATTTCACTTGCATGCGGTTTCCCGATTGTTGAGAACCTTGAGCAAGTGACAGACACAATCATTAAACGTCTAAATAGATTGGAGTCAGAGCGAGACGCCCTACGGCGCTTTAAGGACTTCGTACACCGTCGCCTTGATGAAATGGGAATACCATCACACCCCGATGGTGAATATTCAAAAGCTGGCTGTAGGATAGGTGATAGATTGGATATAGTCCAGAATGCAATTGCAATCAGAGACGCATACGCTACAGCTGCCCGTGTAATAATGCTCCACCTACAGCCTTACTGTAACGTTCCTGACGGCACACCGGATCTGATTATCGCAGAGGCGGCCAGACGTGCGGCTCTTGATATTGAAAGCCTCAACAGGCTTGTTAAAGACTTGACCGAATCTCTGATTGAAGCAAAGAAACAAACCCTACAATCTAACCAATCCCAAGACGGGAAGTAACTTGCAGGACTGGTGAGCAAACACACGATCATAAGCACTACATACCAGTTAATATACTACCACAATGACAAAAGAAGGGTTCATAAAATCAGCAGAGGCATTTGCCATTCAAGCACATGATATAGACGCTAATCAGAAATACGATAAGCGTCCTTATAGCGTCCACCTACGACACGTTTATTCCGTTGGATTGATGTTCCAGCACCAGCTACCCGAAGCCGCTAGAACGGAAGTATTAGCGGCTTGCTGGTTGCATGATACCATTGAAGATGCGCGTGTGACTTACGGTGAAATAAGAAATCGCTTTGATTATACGGTCGCGGAAATAGTCTATGCTGTTACTAACGAGAAAGGACGCACTCGGAAAGACCGAGCCAACGGCGCTTACTACAAAGGTATTCGTGAGACAGAGTTTGCATCATTCGTAAAGATGTGCGACCGGATAGCCAATGTGGAGTATTCAAAGCAGGGCAATGATAGGTTGATGGCAATGTATCAAAAGGAGAATGAGGAATTCCTTTTTGAAATGTGCCTGCCTGATGACAATGAAATGGTTGTTTATCTACGCTCGTTATTTGCGGATGAGCCTCGTCTAAGTTCTGATGTCTTCTAAACAACCGTCTCCGCCACCTTACAGAAAGCAGATAGCGGATATAATGGAAACGGCTAAGGATATACGCGAGCTTCGTGTATTGCTCTACCAATACGCTCAGACTATCTCTGATAGAAAAGAGCGGTTGAAGTTGGCAGGAGAAATGATGAGTGCAGTATTTGATTTTGGCAGAAAGTAAAAGCCCGCAATCCTTCACGGACGCGGGCTGCACTTGGGGAGGTAAGAGACTCCTGTTAATCGGCGCGGGTAAAGTCTATGTAGAAATTGTCACCTGGCTTGAAAGTCTCTTTTATTTCAGGATTGGTGATAAACATTCTTAGTTCGCCGGTTGGAGTATAACGAGCAAAGTCGTTATCCTCATTTTCGCCATTGGGGCCATAGTCAGACGCCCCTACAGGGCACATGCTCAGTTTGGTGCCGCCAATAGCGTAACCAACTTCCTGCACCTGAAACTTTGCGCGCATTCTTATGCTCATAACTGTACCTGTTTACCTATACACAGGGAGGTTTTATTCTTACTCAGACCAAGTCTGATTTATTGATCTGATTTCAGGGTCGCAGGTGCTCAATTTCTCTTCTAAGCGATTCAATCTGCTTTTCCAAGTAGTCTATTCGGACCCGCAAGGTTTCCTGATCGTCTATTTTCTTTAGCCGTGCTGACAGGTAATTGGCACACCACATGAAAAGAAAGCCCGCGATGGGAGCAGCGATAGCCCAAAGGGTGGAGAGCGATATGCTACCAGGAATGTCCGGCTTGTTTTGATCGGGCATGATATCGTTCTTCTTTAAAATCAATCAGCGACCGCGTACAGGAGCCATGTTTTATCAGCTTCCGCATGAAGCTCCACAGATAGGATACCCGGCAGTTGGGGAATTTCCGGGTATAGGCATATAAAGTAGCGATCAGCGCCACACACAGCGTTATGTACTGAAGGGAGACGTTGTAGACATTATCTTCCTTTATTGCTATATACAGCACGCAATTCACCACCTGCGCCCATGCGGCGAACCTGCTCACCGAACAGAAGTCGAATGAATAGCTGAGCGCCAGCATCACCAGTGACGGCACCACCGATTGACCGATGATATTGGACACGTAAAACGATATGATCTGGTAAGCCTGCCTGTCCATAAAATACAATTGACAGAACAGCAGTTGCAGCACCGAAAGGCTGATCGGTGCATAGGCCAGACTCACGCGGATAAAACGTCTCATTTTGTGGTTCCTCCGTGTCCGTTAGCAATATCCTGGTACCGCTGTGTCCACAGTGGCATGAACTCCGCAGGCACTTCAGGCTGCATTTGGTCGAGCTCGGACAGCGTTTGGGCATTGGCTATTTTGTCCGGCCAGTTGATTTCCGCAACTACACTGTGTTGCTCGGAGAACAGGTTTTTTAGCAGATATGTCACAAGACCTCCTACCGCTGCGAGGCCGACAGTCTTCCCCGCGTGGGGAGAGAAGATCTGATCAGCGCCATTGGCGATAAGCTGCTGAAGCGCCGTAAGGATACCAAGCCCAACAGCCATATATCCGCCTTTTACAAGGTCTTTTATGGTCAACTGACCGGGTCCTGACTTGTTAATCGTGATGGGCGTACCGTCTTGGAGGGTTGCTGATTGAGTTGCCATAGTGCGGGATTAATGATGATGCTGTTTATTATTGGAAATAGCCCTCCAGGTAGCCATACATCGGAGTGGCGCTTGTTACTGTTATGGTAGACCCGCTTACTGAGACATTGGACGTTTTGCCGGTTTCATGGAAAGTGGTGCCGCCCGGAATATTCAATGTATACGTACCCGAGGCTTGAAAGTCCTTCCAGACATAAGGCATTCCGTTCACGTAGCCGACATATTCATTCGCAGATCCATCACCGGCAAATGAAGAGTAGCCTCTGAAGAATACTCCCTTGATCTGAAAGCCTGCGCTTTTTATGGGAGCCGGCGAAATCGGAAAGGGTGAGTAGATCATTGGGTATGCCTTCCCTGTGCCAAATTCCCACCAGCTACGGCCACCTACTGCCACAACAGCGCTGTCCGTACCTGAGTACAGCGGAGCGAATCCGAAATTATTGGTCAGCTTGATACTGTCTCCGTCCACAACGCCGCGGTACAGCTCATACATACGCCGTACCGGCCGTGTCGTGTCCTGCCAGTAGGTTTTGGTGATAGCATAGTCGCTGAGGTTGCGATTATATAGCATCTCTATGCCCTTTCTGAAGTCCCGCCCTCCAATCGGAAGCATCCCCGGATAATACCGGTAGACCGAATCGAAGGCGCCGAGTTGCGCCGGATCCGAAGTTGCTGCCCAAGCTTCCTGTTGTAGTGATGAGTGCGCGATCTTGGTGTCTTTCCAGAATCTATGAGCCTCATATACTACCGTCTTTCCGGTGTCTTGTAGTTCCATGACCAGGTAGTCAGTATGCCACGGCGAACCTTTGAATGTGGGATATGTGGAATATCCGCCCCCGGGCTGGTTTGCTATCAGCGAATCCTTAACCGAATACGGATCATAGAAAGTCAACTTCTGCCGGAACTGGATCGTACGAACATCAGTAATATCGGCCGCTTCCCACAGGCTCACTGTATCCCCATTAATTACGAGATGTGTGTCATCATACCCGCTCGAAAGCCCAAAAAGGCCAATAGCACCCTTGGTATAGGAGGTGATCGCTGAAGTATGCTGGGCTCCGCTTACGTGCGTAAGCGTATTTCCGATCATGGTGAAATTTGGAACATTCAGCGCGGTAGTTCCGGCATTGTCCACGAGAAATTGCAGATGCGTTGCATCGTAGATTCGAAACAAGGTTAGATTATAAGTACCATCCGTCCACCTGGAGCTAATGTCTGCAGTCGTCTTGCCGTGAGATCCGGAAAACTCCAGCAGGACGTCCTGAAAGCCGTGGTTTCCCCCGGTATAGTAGTATGTGCCGTTGGTCTCTCCTTCGACTACTGTCGGGTTCGTTTCATCTCCGGAGCCGCAGATATAGTGATCCGCATCATTGCCCGTTCCGATAGCTGTGCTGGTATCGACGAAATATTGCAGCGGCCAGTTCAGGGTAGCGTTACCGATATAATACGATCCTTCGCCTTTTGAGAAAGTAAAGTGATAGTCGAGATAATGGCGGGGAACAATGCTTGCGCAACGAACGATCACGTTGGATGTGGTTACGATATTGTACCCGTCGATATTTATGCCGGATACCGGGGTGATCTTCACCCGGAGCACTGAGTTGACGGGAGTTGCAGTCGTAAAGCCTGTTACTATGCTGGCGCTGTCCGTATAGAAGGGTATAGCAGGCAATTCACTCCCGCCGTCGCCATTGGTGCCCCCATTGTTGAGCACCAGCAGCAGCGATGATCTTTGCCCCTGAGCGGTGAAGCAAAGGCAGCAAAGCAATATACTAAGTAGGTATCTCACTGTTCAAACTGAATTGGCAGATAAAAAGCGTATGTCCAGGTGGTCGGGTCCCCGTAGATTCCTGATCCCCATGTATTGAGTGTATTGCAGTCTGTGACCCCCGCTATGATCTTACTCGTCTGTCCGGTGGAAGACTTTAGATATACCACGCTATTGACACCAATGGATCCCGAAATATGCCATTCTACCTGTATGATATCCCCGACCTCAAGGCTGATGTTGTCTGCCGAGATATCGAAGTCATTAACGGAATTGGCGGTAAACCCGCTGGAGAATGACCACTTATGCACCAGGGTCTGCGTTGAACTTGTAGCCGGCCGTAGAACTCTGACGCATAGGTTTAGCCCCGTTACATATCCGAGATATATTTTGAGGTGATTGGCTGTGCCTGCAGTAGTGACAAAGGCATCAACCGGACTGCTGCCGCCATTTAGAAAGGCGTAGTCGTTTATGCCCGATAGATCGACGTCGGAAGGTCCGCTAAGCCCACCGGCAAAAGATAATATGGTTGGGCCGGAGGGAACCGGACAGGCGATGCGCGTCCATGAAGACGGTATGATATCGTCCACTGTCCCAAGCCAATTTTTGAAAGCGAGGTATGAAACGCCCGACCCGGCTGTTTGGTAGCATACGCTATCGGTGTTGATCTTCACTTTTAGTATGCTGCTGTCGCATACCACGCGCAGATACATCTCCTGCCCGTTGACCGAATCAATAAGAGTCAATGTTGAATCACCGGACATGGTGAACATCTTGTATGCGCCGTCCGTCGTGCCGTTCCATATCATAGAGGTCAGGACAGACGGTGATGCAGGAGCCGTATTACGGGCCATGCTGTCCACATCATGCAGAGTAGCGAGTTTGCCACTATGATATAGCGTATCGTGTATCGTGCTGCTGCCGGTAAAGTATATTTCCGCTCGCGGGGCTCCGGTATGTGTGACCGATGAATCCGGGTATACTATCGAAAGCCCATTGACATGCGTTTGGCCGCTGCCATTGGCAAGGAATCCTGCATGCGTGCTGTTGCCTTGTATGACTATATCGCCCGGTTCAATGTATGTTGTAGCGCCTCCTGCGGCAATCTCAATGGTATTGCCCGATGAATTGCCATACCCCAGCACGTTGTCGAGCGTGAAATGATTCTGCTTCGTGCGAAATACGAAAGTCCCGTCTTCGGCGATACTCAATACCTTATTGGTATCAGATATGACGTAGTACGGGAATTTTACCAATCCCTCTGTGCGAAGCGCACCCAGGGCTATGCAGGTGTCAGATGGCCTGCCACTGCCTAAAATCTGCCCTTTTTGGGCAAAAGTGAAACGGTGCAGCAGTAGAAGCGATAAAAGAAGAACTATCCTTTTCATGATTTTAGAAATATGGTTACTAGCTGGTCGTCGTAAAAAGTGCCGGTGAGCAGCGTAAGCGTATCAGATGCCCGCTGCTCATCTTCGGTATCGCCATCGCTCCCTTTCCTGAACTGCAGCCCGTCGCCTTCGTATTCGTTGATCAATGCGCGGTCCATGCCTATACTGCCTACCAAGATCCCCACAAGGCGGCTTGAGGTCAGTGTGTCTCCCGCTGTGGCTGTTAGCTGAATAGGCGCACCGGATGCGCTTTGCCCGGCTATCCATAACTCATACTCCACTTGCCAGAGTTCATAGCTCATACGAACGCCGTTGGCTTCCTTTCCTGCCTTGTAAGCGACAAAGGCTGCAGGCCAATCAGAATTTGAAAGTCGTACGCCGCATGTGGTATCTGTAGACACTACGCTCATAGATTAATCAGTATTTACAGTCCAGAAATAGTTAGTGACCAGATCCGCTTTAGCGGTAATGCCATCAGGAGGGCCGACAGTGGGCGCCGCAGATGGCGCCTGGTCTTGCGTGCTCATAGTACCACCGTTGATGCCCGAGGTATTGTAGACCATCTGATCCACGTCGGCGAGCAAATTATTTACCGACGAGACGTTCAGATTATTGTTGTTGAACAGCACCGTATTTAACGCCGTAAAACCGTCTCCATTCGGCGCGCCAAGGGCAAGTACAGAGGTATTGCTTACGGAGAGCAGTGCGTTAAAACTCATGTCCAGGAATTGCAGTGTGTTCCATGCAGGTTGCAAGACAGAGCAATCAAAGGACGTAATGCCGGTGCCGCTGACAATAAACGATGTAAAAGCGCTGGAACCGGTGCCGGATATGCTTGTCTGTGCCGCTTCACCGATTAATAGCTGCGTCAGTGAATTATCATGGAATAGCAATGCGGTGGCTGTCCCTGTGCCTGAATACGTGTGATTGATGGCCACAGGCCCGCCCATGCCGAGCGTAAGTGCGGAATAAGTATTGGCATCCCACACAATACCCGCATGATCACCGGCTGCGGATATGCTGGCCGAAGTGCTGATAGCAAGATTCTGCGTAACAAGCAGGACATAGGGCAGTACGATGCTGTCCGAAGTGTCGTACCCCCATTGTACGTTATTGTAGAACCGAAGTTCATCGCCGACAAGGGCAACATAGCCATTAATGCGCAGCCGGGAAACGGCAGCCGAAGCCTTTTGCTTCATTGCTTTTTCGTCCGCGGCATTTCTGATATAGTATCCTGTGCCAAGCGTCCGGGCGGGCAATAGCGAAAGGGAATCGCTGAGTCCGATTGTGTGAACGAAATACGGGAAGCCCGTGGCAGGGCGCTTGACGAGTACTAAGGGATAGCGAACGATATTGACATTTGGGAGTGCAGGGTCCGCATAGCGAACGGACAGGCTCATTCCACCGAGCGGATAAGCAGGATCGGCAGAGATCGACTCCCATTTGCTGCCGCCGCTGTCCTTGACAATGCTGCGATCATCAAAACGGATAGTATCGCAAACCAGCGCATAATTGCACCAACGCTTGACCCAATCCGGCACACCGCATCCACCGCCCACGGTAAGGGTAATCACTTCGCCCGGATAGCCATATACCTTACGTGGCGCCTGCCGGGAGTTCACCGCAATATTGTCTACAGATTCATAGGCAGGGTGATGAATGGCGCCTCTCAGCCGGTGGGAGAATGTGGCCGACGTCTGCAGAAAGACTGTATCATAGTCGTTCGTGTTGTTCCCGACCGTGAATAATACGGTACGTGGGTGCATCTGCCGTACGTCTATTGGCTCACTGAGCTGATAGACTGTGGTATCTATAACCCCGTCGT